GAGAAACACACCACCGCCCCAGCCCCCCCTCTCAATCAAAAAAAAACCAAAAAAAAAAAAAAAGCCGTATTGATGAATCAAAATAATAAAATTTCTATATTTTCCAATAAAATTAATTCCAAACCATCAACCAACCAACCAACCACCAACCAAAAAAAAATAAAAAAAAATCTCAGAAAAACACAGAAATATTTAAGTACTTTCCATAAATCTAATATGTTTATTAGTCTTAAAGTGCTGAGATTTACTTCCTGTAGTATACCTACCACCACAAGGGCACTCAAACTTCTCTCGTTTTCTAGCCAGAATCATTTCACGATTATCGTAATAGTATTGTCTAGATTCTTCTATAAACATTTGTCTATTATCCCAATACAACTTTTTAGCATCCTCATAAGTAAAACCTCTCTTTAGATCATCTTCATGAGTAGTAGTCATAGCCCCTTTATGCTATATATATATAAGTTTAATATAAAATCAATCAAAAAAAAAATTTATATATATATATATAACACAATGGAAGCATACACGACTGAACAATTATATTCATTCTACCGTAAGCAACAACCCATACCTACGTTCATGATGAACTCCATCAAACTCCTTCAAAGTCAAATCACTGAAGAAAGAATAATTGAACAAATGAATTTTTTAAAAAATACTCATCCTAAATATTCAAAGATGTCACCCGATGAATTTAAGCAACACACTGCTAACCAACTATATGCTAGCACGCATGGATTATATTTCATCGCCGAGATTGATAAAAGAAAAAATAGAATTAGAAGTCGCGAGTATTATCATAAAAATAAACAACAACGGTCGCAGTATAGAGAAGACCATAAAACCCAAATTAAAGAATATGCTAAAATTCATTATCAAATAAACAAAGCCAAAATCAAAGAGTACAAAGAAACCAAAAAAACTTACTTCCAAGAGAAGTTTAACTGCGAATGCGGGGGCAAATATACAAGACAAGCAAAAAGCCATCATATAAAGACTGCTAAGCATCAAAGATATATCAATCAATAAAATCAATCTATGATACTCCAACGAAGATCTAAAATCAATCTATGATACCCCAACGAAGATCTAAAATCAATCTATGATAAACCAACCTATAACAAAATATTTCTATACTTTCTGAGAAAAAAATAAAAAAAAAATAAAAAAAAATCCAGCCACCCACCGTTGAAAAAAAAATAAAAAATAATCTCAAAAAAAATAGAAATTTAATAGCATCATTCAATCTATGATACCCCAACGAAGATCTAAAATCAATCTATGGTAATCTATAACAAAATATTTCTATACTTTCTGAGAAAAAAATAAAAAAAAATTTAAAAAAAAATCTAAGAGCCCCTTTGAAAAAAATTAAATTGAAATCCTCAAAAACATAGAAATATTATAGCATTGTTTATGTTATATCTATAGAGCAATAGAGTACCATCAAAATTTAATTTATATTAATATATAAAACGATGAGCCGTACGCCCTTAACAAGCGCGATTCATTTAGAATGTGCTATGAAAATTGTGATAAAACAACACTGTCCATATCACAGTCAGCGAGCATTAGACTATGAATACCGGCATAAGTACCGCAGATATTATAATGAAGCATTAGTGTTATTGATAGAATTCACGGATTACTACGGTTATTTTAAAAAGAAACCCAAATTTCTTAATTACTATAATATATAAAGCACAATGCCGGAAGATACATTAACTAAGATTAACAGAATACTCGACCATTTTGAAAAATGTGATTTGAAACAACGGGACAAATTAACTCAGATTATTCGAAAATTTACAGACATCCAATTCCTAGTTATCGGGTCCCGCTTATTCATAGACATTAAAACCTTAAAGGATCATGAGGTTCATTCAATCTATTTATATATAAATCGGCGTTTATAAAAAAAAATTATTAAATTTGTTATACGGTTGTTATACTATTTTTTTTTGTTAATCTATCTCAACATATTGTGATAAATTTTTTCTATACTTTCTACGGGCTCTAGTGTTAATATATAAAAAGTTATATGGCTCGGCAGTACAATAATTAATTAAGTTTGTGAATTCTTTAACACTTTTTGATGGTGGTGTGTACTCCTCGGCTATTCTAGCAACTTCAGATTGAGAACTCGGGAAGAATGCTATATCACTACAATTTAATCTCATCGTTCTTGGTATAGCATGATACTTTTGTGTGTTAACTATAACACTTAAACTAATATGACGGCCTTGGATAAAGCATCGTTTAAATACATTACTATTCATAAATCTAGGCGATGAAATTACATCATCAAATATAATTAACACCTTCGGGGCCTTCAAGTATCCCATTGTTTCAATCAATTCATTTTGTTTATTAAATATATAATCTAATTGTTCTATTCCACTATCATTCAAATCATCGCATATATGGTCTGGGTCTAAATCCAATAATATTTGGATCTGGTCACCACGGGCAGTAGGACTAAATAAGAATATTTCATCGAAGAAATTCTCCATAAAATTTTTCCGTTTTAATAAATTTAATACTAACATTGATTTACCTGAGCCACTACTACCTGAATTTAACATTCTAAACGGGTGTTTAGGAATTGTATCATTAACCATCATAGCAGGTAATTTTATTTCATTTTTATCAATTTTATATGGTATAATTTCTAATGTATTACTATCTGGTAGTTCTCTATTTAATCTCGGCTGTAATTGTTTAGGCTTTTGTTTAATATCTTGTTTATACTCCGCGAGAGTCCATGGAACGAAATCCTCATCCGTCTTTTTACGGGGCATAGTACTATATATATATATTTATATAAATAAATTTAATCACGAACGACCGAGTTATTTTGAAACACTCTCACGAGACGAAGATGAATCAAATAAGCATCAATACGGCGAGAAACAGCACTATCAAAAGTAGCATTACACAACAAAGCCCGCGAGTTGTTTAAAACAATACCACTCATAGGGTCGCTAGAATCTTTAAGACCTTGAACGAACATAGCATTACAACTAGTAGTATCATCGACGGCGGGTGTACCAATAAATTCTTCATATCTAAAATGATTATCAAAATCCGTACTAATTTGATTCTGTACATAGTAGTAGGTCTCAGCACTAGTAAGATCCGAGGCGGCACCGGCTTGGAGCAATGGTTGATTAGGGTAGAAGATACTACCAACCTGTACCTGCATGGAAGTAAAAGGATAAGGAACAGATTGTTGAGTATTAGTAGTACCAACAGGAACCGTACCAACGCGAGGGATAACTTGAAACTCGACCGCCATAGAGGCGGATTTCTTCACATCAAAATTCAAAGATGCTTGAGAAGTATTAACAATAGTATGGAACGGCTCTTTATGAATTAGGACCAAACCATCTTGTGCGGCTACCTCTCCAACACGACGAACGAAAGCATCGCTGAGTTGTGTCGCATCTAGCATTAACTCCGAAGTTACGGAATATCCGGTAATAGTGGGAGCCCCGACAACATGAAAGGCAGTTGCGGTGGTAGAAAGATCGAAACGGATACGAAGACCTTCCATAAGTTGAGGAGGGAGCAACACATCCTCAGCAAAACACGGGATTAAAGATAATGGCATAATGAGATTAAAAGAAGCAGTAAACGGAGCAATCGTGGCCCCACTCTGTACAACTTTATTAATACGGAGTGGCGCGGAAGATCTGTCAAATGCGGCAGAAGTGTATTGTGCCCTAAGATATTTGGAACAGTAGACCCCGAATTCTTGGACACGACAAATCTCGACCCCACTACGGGTAGACACGGTCACCGTATCAAACAATGATGCGACATTATCCATCGAGACTCTATCAGTACCAAGACCAGCGGCAGATTTCGTGATCGTAACATTCATTTTCATATAACTAGATGGTCCATGAATAAATCCATTTCCGCTGTTTAAAGAATAGATGATTTGTGAGCCGTTTGCGGAAGCGGCCACTTGCGGGAACATAGTAATTCCGCGTCTGCTCGTTGCGACTGACATAGCAGGCGGCATGCTGTAGGACATTCCATTTGCTCCGAGAAGAGCATCCGCAGTGGTAGCGTCATTAAGAGAAGTCATTTTTAAACTTTTAATCACTTGATTATATACAATAGCATAAAAAAAATTCTATTATATATTAGAAACAAAAAAATTATATATAAAACCAAACGATGAATCAGAATTATTATGTCTATAAATTGTTCAATCCTGATTGTACTGAGTTTTACATCGGAAGTACAAATGATATGAAACGAAGAAAAAGAGACCATAAACACAACTGTACTAATGAAAATAGCAGAGATTATAATTATAAAGTATATCAATATATTAGATCTAACGGTGGTTATTCTAGTTGGAAATATCAAATTCTAGAACATATTACTACCAGTATTAATAAATATGAATTACACGATTTAGAACGAAAAGCAATTCATGATATGAAACCAAGTTTAAATGTTTCGGTACCTAATAGATCTAAAAATGAATATATGGAAAAATATAGAGAAGATAATAAACAAAGAATAAACGAAAAAAATACTTGTACCTGTGGCGGTCGTTATACTACGGTCAATAAAACAAGGCACGAAAAATCAAAGAAGCATTTAAATTATATTAATCAATAATCAAAAAAAAATTATAATTTGTTCTATTTAGTTGTTAATATGTTTTTTTTTAATTATCCATCGCTTCTTTATGTTTCTTTCCAGTTAAATGTCTTTTCATGCCCGAGTTAGCAACCTCGGCCCCACAAACACACATAGTTTTAGGCCGAGATTTGATTATTTTTTCTGGTTCTACTTGAAGTTCTTTAATTTCTTCAACTAATTCTACAACTGGCTCGAATTTAACCTCCTTTGGAGCCGGTTCTCCGGTTATGACTTTAGGTTTTCTTTTAGGCATTGTTTAAAAGATAATATATATATAGTATATAAAAATTTTTTTTAAGTTAACTTGTATAAACTATATAACCCTCGATTATAAACCGTGCTAGCATTAGATCCATTAATATAATACTGGTAAGCAATAGGACTGTCAATACCTGAAAGAAATGATAAACCAGTAAAATTACCAGAAATATTCTTAACAAATTGAATTGCGCCATTATTATTATTTTCAATATAATTAGCATTAATAACAAAAGTATATTCAAACGGTGCTACGGTCGTTTTAGCAGTACAGACCATTTCAGAGTCAATAGAAATAATAATCGCGGTTTGATGTTTCGGAGGTTCTGTACTAAATAAAACAGGAGTATATCCGCTGTTTCCTATACGAATTCTAAAATCTACAATATTGGGCGAGGCCATTTGAAGGTCATTAATTTGAAGACCCATCCTTAATTTCCAACGACTACCAACAACAATATCAGCATTATTTATTTTATTGATTGTTAGGCTTAATGTATCTTGCGGATCTCTCCAAGCATTTGCTGTAGGAGCGAAAACATAGAAAAGATTATTGGTTGTATTATAACCAGAATGAAAGTTTGGATATACAATTCCATCAAATGTTTTAAATTGCGGTTTTCTTGAAATGCTTTGTTTACTATCAACGATATCCGTAGAAATGGTATTAGTATTGCTTATATCACCGGTCGTAATATTTGTTGCGGACAGTGTCACGGTTTCAATATTATTTGTTGCTTTTAGATCTAAAGTAGTAATCAAACCACTATTAGTAATAGTATTTGATGTTATGTCGTCATGTGTTACATCTTCTGTAGAGCAACAAGTAATTGGTGTGCCACTTACGGTATTCATCTTAATATATTATAGAATTTTAAAATAAAAAAAATAACATTGTGTGTTATTATAAAATATAAGTTTTTTTTGTTAATAAGAGAGAGAGAGAAAGATAGAAAGAGAGAGAGAGAGAGAGAGAGAGAGAGAGAGATTTATTCTAATTCAGGCATTTCAACATCTGTATATTCTACAGGTCTTAAAGGACTTTGAGTTAAATTTGATTCATTTAAAACAAGTCTAAGTTTCATCTTATCATTAAAAGTATAACTTTGAATTTTAATAGTTAAATTGTAATATTTAGCCGATTCATGCTTTTCAGTTAAACCCGTGTCTCCTAAATGACAACTAAAGCAGATGTATTCTGGACCTACTCTAAGTGGATTGTAGCAATCAGCAAATTTTTCATCAACATAGGCACAGATTCTACTAAATTTCTTATGTTCCTTATCTGACATATTACTTACAGATTTAGAAAACAACAAGGTCCGATATTTACCAAGACCTCCATATTTCATTTGTTCTAGAGTAATCGACATTGTTTAATATGTTATATATATATATAGTATAAAAATTTTTTTTATTCTTTTTCTTTTGTGGCGTGCTCGACACTAAGGTTTATAGCATTCAAACTATTTGTTAAATCATCTGAGATTTCTTTAATTTCTTCAGGTTTAATATGCCGTCCAACACTTAACATCTGAGGAGTATATTTAAATCTTTGGTCAAGATTATCATGCCTTTTAAATAAATATTCTATTCTTTGTAACGCCCATTCATTTAAATTTTGTTGTTCCTTGGTATCCATCTTTATATATATTATGTATAAAAAATTTTATAACATTATATATACATCGTCATGAGTGATCGAAAAGATGATAACGATATGATTGAGGCTTTTATCGCATTTTTAATGGAGTTAGAAATGCGAACCGGCAATTCACCAGATATTAGAAATTTTTTATCTGGAATCGGTTTAAGAATTATAGATGAAAAAGTAACAAAGGGAGCAACGATTGGATTACCACTAAACAACGTAATTATAAAATTTAAACAACCTACTGGAATTGGTAGAGATAAGAAAGTATCGCAGATTAAAAATGCTTTTCAAAAGAAATATTTAAGTAATGGTAAGTCGGTTTTATTTGATTATGATAAGATTAGACAGGCCATAAATTCTATGACAGATAGCGATCGCGCATCTTTAATGGAATTTAGATCTAATTTAGTTGAAAATGAACCAACTTTAAGAGTAAATCCTCCCACATTAAACTATGAGGTGCCACGACCAAATATGGCCGAAGTTGATATGGATTTAGACGAAATGCCGGAGTCGGATGCTTTAACAAAATCAGGCATTCCTGATTTTAGAAGAAGAGAGAGACTTGTTGAACCAGGTAAATTAATGAAACAATTAACTGAGCAACAAGATCCAGATGTAAGCGAACAGACGAGATTGAATAACATTGTTAAAAATTTACAGTCGGTACAATCTAGAATTCAAAATAGATTAGATAATATCCCGAGTGAACAAAAAGAAAGGGAAGAAAAAGAAAGGGAACCAAAACCGAGATTAATTAAGGAAAAAATAACCCCTGAGCAACAAAAGAGATTGTTTGATAAAATTGATGTTAAACAGCCCGAACCAGGACCAGACATGGTTATACTGCCAGGTAATGAGCGTCTAATCGGACCTGAAGTAGCACAACAGCCTACGATAACTGAGGCATTATTACAAACTATATATAATAATGTTATAAATACTTTAACTCCAGATTTGATTGGAATGTTTAGAAATAGTAATAATAACATTCGAATAATGGAAGATAGAGTGCTAAATAGAACACAATCAATTTTAAGAACTCTTGGTTATGTTGGGCAGGCAATCCTGAGAATTATTAATCCTTTAATTGTTGGATTCCTTTATAATTGGATATCTAATTACTTAGATGAACAAGAACAAGAACAAGAACAAGAACAAGCAAACATAACTAAACCAGAAAACATAACTAAACCAGAAGATGAACCAACAGAGCCACCAACAGAGCCACCAACAGAGCCACCAACAGAGCCACCAGTAGACCCACCAACAGGGCCACCAGTAGACCCACCAGTAGGCCGACCAGCAGAAATTAAACATTCCGCTAAAACAGTTATTACCCCGGATGGAATTACAGTTGAGCCACTAGTAATGACAGTTGTACCAGACCCAAAGATTTTGCAAGATACTAAACACTCTGTGACATATGATCCCGGCCAACAAGAAAATGCCTTATTAGTGAGCAATAATAATCCTAGAGACGATGTCGTCGTATCTCGTGAAGCATTATTTTCATTTCGTCGTGATATGTTAGGCACAGTTCAGAATAATGCCCTTTTAAGAGCCAATATGGAACGAGATATTGTCAGGTATTCTGACATGACACTGCCTCCAGCACGCGGATTCGTCGAAAGAGAAAACGACATAAATCAATTCGATTCTATTTGGATTGATACACCTGGTAGATTAAATGATGGCTCACTTGCTAAATTTACTCCTAAACCAACAGTTGAAAGGTTACTGAAAGGCTACCGAGGTGAGAAACCTATAACTTTACCTAAAGCGGCTTTTATTAAACCTGATTTTGAAACACGTGAGACCAGATTCTTTGGACCCAATACCGGAGATAGAAATGATGTTACGGCACCGTTTATAAGTCCTTTGAAGAATTTTGTTGAGGTAACTCCGCTGGATGTAACTCGTTCTAGATTGTTCGGCCAAACTCAACCATATGTGTAAATTTGTATTAAAAATAAAAAAATATATATATAAAACAAACCATGGAACAGAATTATTATGTCTATAAATTGTTCAATCCAGATTGTACTGAGTTCTACATCGGAAGTACTACGGATCTGAAAGAACGGAAAAGATGCCATAAATACTGTTGTACTAATGAAAATAATTCAAAATATAATATGGAATTATATAAATATATTCGCGAGCATGGTGGTTATTCTAATTGGAATTATCAAATTCTAGAACATATTACGACCAGTATTAATAAATACGAATTACGCGATTTAGAACGAAAAGCAATTGAAAATATGAAACCGAGTTTAAATTGCAAAATTCCTAATAGATCTAAAAATGAATATATGGAAAAATATAGAGAAAATAACAAAGAACAAATAAAAGAATACGATAAACAATATCGTGAAAATAACAAAGAACAAATAAAACAAAAGCAAAACGAAAAATTTAACTGTATCTGCGGTGGCAAGTATACTAGAAATCATAAAGCAAGACATACGAAAACCCGCAAACATCAAAATTTTATTAATCAATAATATATATATAATAGCAATGAATGGCTGGACTCATGAGATAGAGGTTATATTAAACCAAATAAGTGATAAAAGTTATGAAATGTCAAACACTCATAAACAAAATTATTTTACAATATCAAATAAACTTAAATATTTCAGAATACCAATTATCATATTATCAGGAATTAATTCAGTTGTTTCGGTTGGTTTAACAGAATATCTGGACCAATCTACAATTAGTGCTATAACCTGTCTTCTCGCCCTGGTGGTCGGGATAATCGGTTCTATAGAATTATTTTTAAAGTTAAACGAATCATTACAATCTGAATATAATTCAGGAAAAGAGTTTGGTTTGCTCCATGTTAATGTAGCAAAAATGCTGATGTTAAGCAGATCTGAAAGGAGCATATCTGGCCAAGATTATCTGAATGATGTTTTCGGCCAATATGTCACATTGATAGGAAACAGTAATTTAATCGTTTCTAATGTGCTTCATCACGGTTTAAAACCAAAGCAAGAACCGATTAAAATCAGTGTGATAGAACAGATAAAAAATAAAATGTCGCCGAGTCCAAGTCCGAGTATATCGTCGGCTGATGAAATTGAATTAGTAAAAATAAATAATGAATAATTTATAGTCAGCAAATAATTAACAAAAAAAATAATAGAACAACTTATTTTTTTTTGTTATATTGTTTGTTAGTCTTTCATATTTTTGTTTTGTTTATTTACATTTCATAATAAGCCCTTAAAATGACCTGAACTTCCCCGCCCTGGACATTAAGTAGCGTGCCGTCTTCGGTTCGAACCTTGATATCAACCACAGATAAGTTTCTGGGCTGACTAAATCGAATTTTAGATAATTCTATATCATTAATCTGTCTAGAGCCTATAGCACCGAACGGAACATCCGCGAACGACAGATAAGTCAGTACACTGATAGCGCCAACACGAGCATTAATGGCCGCAGAATTAGCCAAAGCACTTGAATGGATAAAGGCACCCGAAACTCCTCCAAGATCCGGAACCCTGATAGCATTTATAACCCAATTAGCGCCGGCAACTACTGCTGTAAAATCCTCACCTTCAGTTAGTCCGATTTCATTGTACATAGTCGAGGAAGAGTGGAAAATGGTAAAAGTTTGATTAGCATTTAAAAATTGAATTCTACGATTAATAGCATTTTGAGAAACTGTCCATTCTGCGAGACCTGAGAGAACATCAAGTTGGTCTTGAATAGCCTGCATAAATGTAGTTATGTCATACTGTCCAAATGCTATGGTACATGTTTGAGTAAGACCTCCACCGATTGAAATTCTAAAAGATTGGTTAGCGCTGGTTATATTATATTGAAGGTTAGGTACACTAACACTCTCGACCGCGACATGAGTAATTTGTTGTAAGCCATAAGACTGTTTTAGATCTATAGTAAAATTGTTAGCATTACCTGATATTCTTTGTTTATTGTTAAGAATCACTCGGGTGTAAAATATAGAACTCATATTTATATATAATAGTAAAATTTATTTAATTTATATTAGAAAAATAAAAAATATATTTATATACCTCAAACATGAGCCGTCCGTTTCAAAACGAATTTAAAAGAATTTTAAACAATCAGGCGAGACCTCGTGTACCCACCAGACCGCATGGTCATGGTATGTTTCGTAATGCTTTTAATTTAACAATGAACAACCCTCCGGCGATTCCTCCTAGACCTATTCCATTATTCCCAGGGCCACCAGGCGCTCGACCGTCGGATAGAAAAGTGAGAGAAAGAAAATATAAACCATTTAAAGTTAAAACATTTGATTTTAAACCATCTGAATTAAAAAGATTTACTAATTTAAGTGATGCGAAATTAAGATTAACAAATATAACTCAAAGAGAATTAAACAATCCTATAGCACGTGCCCGTCTCCGTAGATTAGCAGGTTTAGATATAGAATATGGATTAATTGATGATGTTAAAAGATTAAATGATATTGATGATGAATACATAAAATTTATATTTAATCTATTAGCAGAATCAAAGGTAAACCGTTTATCTGATAGGATGTCAGACATTTTTATAGATTCATTGATGTCATCTGGATTCAATATGTTGGCTATCAGAATGAGCGATGGGTCTGTGTTATATAGACCAATCAATAGAACGACCCGCGAATTTTTATCAAATTATTTAATGGCAGAGTATGAGTATGAAAATGTAATGGGTAGCGATAAAATATATGAATTGCGAGAATCTATCGTATCAATAGAGCCATATTCTTCTAACCGTGATAGAAGAATAAACCCAAGATCTAGAGCAGACTATAAAAAGAATACTGTGCGGTCTGTCGCATTCTTTGATAAGATTAATACAACTAAAATTGATTTATCGAGATATCAAATTTTTACAAATGCTCAAATTGCAGAACTTGAAGGAAATATAGAAAATTGTTATATTCACAGTTTGTTATTAAGTGGTATTGATGTTAGTGTGTTAAATAACATAAAGTTAAAATTCGAATCTGGAGCGCATCTACCTAAATCTAATTTTAAAGAAGTGGCCACCATTGTAAATAGAAAAATTATATTATCGTTCTATGACGAGAAATCAGTACTGCGGACTACTAAATACGGAACAGGACCAGAAATCCATATGGCTATATATAACAACCATGTGTTTATCAATGATAAAACTAATTACACCGCATACAGTATCAAACATTATGAAAGACTACATGAAGAACCAAATTTTAATATGATATACAGTGCTCGGAATGACCGATGTGAAACTAGGTTTATAAATTCTCTTCAACTTATTAAACTATTAGATGATAATAATCATTTTTCGAAAAGTAAAATTCAATTATCCCCGCATCAAAAAATAAATATTAATTTAGATAACATACTAAACGAACAACGTCCAATAAAAGATCTAACTATAGAAAAACACTGTACTAATATTTATTATAGTGATGTTGAGTCATTTGTACATACTGGTACACATAATTTATATCTCATTGGTACTGTGTCTATTGATTGCGATGACGTTAAAATATTTAATGTATGTCAATCATCAGAACAGCAGGCCGTTTGGTATTGGTTATCTTGTATTACTAAAAATGGTACTGAAAATGCTTTATGTTATTTTCATAATTTGAAATATGATTATACTGTTTTAGAAAAATATTTAAATATAACCAGTATATGCCAAAAAGACGGCAACATTTATAATGTGAAATTAAGATATAAAAATAAAGAAATCGAATTAAGAGATAGTTATAAATTATTATCTGTTAAATTATCTGAATTTAGTAATATGTTTTCACTTGGATTGAATAAATTAGAGGCAATCTGCTACGAGTACTACACTAAAGAAAATAATAATAAAATGGTTGAATCTAAAGTGTATAGAGATTTATTAAAGCCTTCCGATCAAAAAATATTTGATGAGGCTGTAAAACCGTATTTAAATGATGGTAAATTTAATCCATTAAAATATTATGTTGATTATCTTAAAAATGACTGTCTTGTACTTAAATATGGACTCGAGGCTATGGATAAAATATTATTAGGTATAACTGATAATCAACTAGGAGCATATCATAAATTAACTATTAGCAGTTTAACTGACACATTCATGAGACTGTCTGGAGTGTTTGATGGTGTATATGAAATTACTGGCAATCTTAGGGCATATTGTGGTCAATCCGCTTATGGTGGGAGGGTTCATGCTAATGAATCATATGTCGGTAAAATAATAAATGATAAACCTATAGCCGACTTTGATTCTGTTAGTTGTTATCCATCAGCGATTTTTAGATTAAATCACGAAATTGGATTACCAACAGGACCAGCGCAAAGAATAGACCAAAAAGATTTGAAAGATTGGGAATTATTCCACTGGGCTATAATGACAGTTAAAATTACTAAAGTTAATAAGATTCAACAAATGCCTATTATAGCACATCGCGGTAAAGATAGCATAGACTATTTAAATCAACCACCTGAAGATCCTGTTATCATAGACAAAACAACCTTAGAAGATTACATTAAATTACACGATATAGAATATGACGTACTAGACGGTATCTTTTGGAATGGTTTACCTAATAAAACTTGGAAGAACATAATTTATAATCTATTTCAAGAACGGCTCAAATATAAAAAGACTAATAAACCACTGGCTAATATACTGAAATTGATGTTAAATAGTGCTTATGGCAAATGTTTAATTAAACCAAGTAAAAACAAAACAAGCATAATTAAACGAACAACATCTAAAAAAGTGGAAAACAAATGGGTTGTAAATAATTCAGATAATATTGGAACCTATATCAAAAATAACTTTAATACTATTAAATCAATCCGTCAAATCAATGATAGTCAATATGAAGTGGATCAGATTACAATAGATACTAGTTATAATAGAGCACATATAGCAACTTTAGTATTATCAATGAGTAAACGAATAATGAATGAAATATTCGATATAGCAAATGAATCAAAACAACCGATATTTTATCAAGATACTGATTCCATGCATCTTTATGACGAATCGATTGAGATTATTCAACAGGAATATAAACGGCTTTATGGTCGTGAACTGATTGGTAAACAACTCGGTCAATTTCATCCGGATTTTGATAATCCTCCAGGTTTTGAGGGTTATATGACATCATCTGCTTTTCTAGCACTCGGCAAAAAGAGTTATATTGATAGGTTAGCATGTAATGGAATCGATACCAAACATAATCATATAAGATTAAAAGGTATTACTAAACTAGGCATAGAGCATGCTATAGAACAATATGAAAACCAGGGTATAACTGACGGGGCCTGGCAGTTATTTAGAGATTTAGCAGAAGGTAAGAGAAAAGAAATTTTATTAAATCCTGTGTTGAAAGACGGTTCGAAGGGTGTTATGTTTGAAATCGCTAAGGGTAGTATAACAACAAGATTAGATTTTATAAGAACACTTCATTTTCAAAAGTTAAACAAAGAATAAAAACAATAAAAAAAAATAATCATAA